CCTGACGCTGTTGCCATAGCTGAACGTATATATATGGATGCCACTATTGAGAATGTGAACTCTATTCATTCGAAGAGTCTCCTGTTTGAACTTAATGCTGCCTGCCGTATGACTTTTGAAGAAGCTTTTACTGGAGTTAGGAATTCTGAGGGAGAGTTAATTGTTAAACCTCTTCCTCTTTCCACTTCAGCTGGATCCACTTTTCGTGGCAAGCCCGATGCTCTTCCATTTAATAACACCAAAGGAGCTATTTTTAGTGTTGATCTTGATGAGAATGGTACGCATGAGCTTAGGGTTTACGAAGACCAATTTTATCGTGCTGACACTTTGTTTAAGCAAGTCTACTGCACTTTAGCCGGGAGAATAGATGGATTACCTTGGCATGTCATGCCAGCTTTTAAAGATGAGTTGTATCCTCTAATTGTTGAGGGTTCTTATTTTAATCATCAGCCCAAAGTTGGACTTCATATGATCAAGACTAAGGATTTTACTCCTGATGGTTTGCAGCAACAAGCTAGAGAATTTTATGATACTTATTATCATGATGGGATTGAGTATGAACAGTTTCTTAAAGACCTTGAGAAAGATTTTTCTGATCTTAAGACTAAAGCGAGGCTTATTTTTGTCTCTCCAGGTTTTATGACTGTTTCTATTAAACTCTATTTTGCTGGCTTCATGTACACCGCATACCATAATCCTCATAATTTTAGGACCCAAGTTGGTATAGATTCTTCTGGTCCTGATGGGGAAATATCTTATAGGGTTTTGGTCCAGAAAGCTGGTAATTACCAAGGTAGGCCAACAATATGGGATGCGGATGTTAGTAGTTTTGACATAGCTTTACCCCGTGAGTGGGTTGACAATGCCGTTCGCATTCTTTTTAATTGTGCGGATTTGACACATCAAGTTGCTAGTGACTCTACCCATCCTGGTCTTTGGCGAGAGAAGTATCAATCTTTCTTCGATGCCAGGTCAGCCATGCATCATTGGTTTATGAACCATGAGTATTTGATTTCTGGCATTTCTTTTAGGAGTTTAGGTTATAATCCTTCTGGGACGCCTTTGACCACTATTCTTAACAATGTTGCTAATCAGATACTTGCAATGAGCTGTTTTCTTGGGTGGCTTTTCGAGAAACTTCCTGGTCGATATGAGCAAATACGTGATAATATTGATGACTACTTTTATCACCAAACTTATGGTGACGACAGTAGGTCCTGCATTACTCAGGACATGGTTGATCTTTGTGTTAGCTCAGGCGTTAGGCCTTACTGCTGTTTGGATTTTATAGACCAATGTAAATATAAAG